GTTGGCGTTGGGGGCGTGACCGGAGGCTTTGGCGGCGGCGCGGGTTTTACCGGCGGCGCGGGTTTCGGCAACGGTTTGGGGCGGCGAGGGATGTGATAGCCATCCGACATCGCTTTCATATTGTCAAAATCAAAATNCCCCGCCATTTCGGGGTCAAGCCGCATTTTGTCAAAAAGCGCCGGGTCAAAATTCGGGCCAAGGTGCATCCCCACAATTGAACCGGGGGAGTGCGAAGTCATTTGGAAATGAGGTTGTTGACCCCACACCGCAGCCCATTTCCCACCAACGGCGTTGGGGTCTATTTCAAACACCGCCGTGCTGCCGCTGGCTTTTGAGGTATCAAGGCCCAGGGAAACCCGCCGTCCTATGGTGGGAAAATTGTGCCCTTTGTTTTCCACGGTTTTGAAAAACGATTGAGGACCATTGATTTCAATAAACACGTTTCCCGTCCCAGACGGAAGGGATGCCGCAAGAGGCGTAAAATGGGCTTGATGAAGCACCATTTCTTCCGCTGTTTTTGCTAAATCAACCCCTACTTCTTCCGCTACCTTTGCCTTTTCTCCGGGCAAGGCAAACATGGAAATTGCATCGCCTATATTTTTGCGCATCTCTGGGCGAACGTTCTCATATACATTTTTTCTGTCGGCCAGAGGCCCATGCGTTTGCAAATAATCTTGCACCGCGCCCGACAGAGCGCCGCCAAGGAAATCAAACACATCAAGCGGCACTTGGTTCAGACCATAAGGACGGCCCAGCCCATGACGACCGCCCGCTTTTTCTTCGTCGCTCCTTGTATCCAAAAGGTCTTTGTATAACGCCCGACGAGACTCGCCCGTTTCTACCGTAAAACGAGACGGCATGGGCTCCACCGCTGTGGGGCCTAACTCCCGAAGCCACTTTGGCGATTCGCTTGGCGTCAACGGCGACTTTGGCGTTAGGCTTGGCGTCAGTCCGCTATTTGGGTTGTAAAACGTAACCATGCGTCACCCTACGTCGCCGTATTGGCAATCAAAACGCCTTCAACACCAATTCCTACCGAAAATGTGCCATTTGGATTTCCCGCCGCTTGCCATTGGATGTCGGTCTTTTGAAGATACGGGCGCGGGGCCACCCGCATAGTGGAGTAATTGGACGTGAAGGGGGCTTGCAAAACCACCGCCACAAGCCCCGTCGAGGTCGCGGTATAGACCCGATAGTTGGCGTAGTTTGCGGCAACATTGCCGACCAAACTGGACCACGCATTGGAGCGCATCAGGTAGAACGTGTAACCGTTCGGCACGGTGTAAACCATCATCTGGGACTTGCCGTTTCCCGCCGTGATCTCGGCGTACTGGATTGTCTTTCCGGCATTGCCCAGATTGATTGTGCCAACCGCATTTACCGATCCGGTCGTCTGGATGCTGTTGATTCGCAAATAGCTATTAACCGTGGATACGCCCGTGGTTCCGTTGGTCAAAACCAACGTTTCGGAAAGCGTATTGTAAGACGCATCAAGGCCCTGGATCAGAACCGACACGTTGGTGTCGGACGCCGAAGATGACCACAAGAGCATGGTTGTGGCCGACGCCGGGTAGGTGTACGCGGTCGTATTTTCCCAAACGGGATAAAACACGTTGGACCCGCTAGGTAAGGCGTTTTGGTATCCGTAAATGTTGACTATCGAACAACCCGGAACCAACCCGCGCGACACTTGCGTGTACCACGGGGCAGACGTGGTGTTTTCGGTGTTGGACGCTAAACCGGCGGGGAAACTTTCAATCGCCATCAGAACCTCGACGCAGAATAGAACGATGGCTGCTTACCGCCATCCATGGCAATTCTCGCCACGCCCAACGCCTGGGCAAACATATCTTCCATTACTTGCGCTTGAGCGTAATTCCCCTTGGTCATAAAGGCCAAAGACGCCGCGCCAAACTTGATCGCTTTGGACATGGATTGCGGGATGGCTTCAAAATCGTCGTTTGTGTTTAGGTCCGTGGGAACGCAAAACACATCCAATTCAATGTCACATGCCTGAGACGGCGTAGGGGCCATCCACAACTCCCCAAACTCGCCGTCGTTATAGACCGTCCATACCGAGGGGTAATTTTCCACCAGCGTGTTGATGGAACGGCAATAGGCTTGGAAATCTTCCCACGGCATCCAATCCAACGCGGGTTTGGACGCCCCGTTGCCCCACGCCACCGAACACATCACCACGTCGATGATTCCCAAAACGCCCGCATACGCCTGCTGAAGCGATGGGTTGAAAAACCCTTGAAACGGATACCGCTCCACGCCCGGAATGGTTTGAAGGTTGCTGACCGACGTATTGGGATAGCCACCGGCCACGGACGGATTGCCAAGGCTTGATACCGGAAAAGCATTTGGCAAAGCGCCTGGCTGCATACCGCCCGCAATGATTGATCCCGGTTGAGCGGACGCACCCCACGCCGATTGTCCCGTTAAAAACCGCCGTATGCACCCCGACCGTTCCGCCGCCGAATACCGGGCATTGTTGATCCACAAATTCAGTTGGTTGAGGGACGTAAACGAATACGTTTGGTCGTGAAGGAGCGCGGCGGTTTCGTTCTGGTATGTGGAAAGATTTGCCATGCTAAACCCTTAAACGAAAAAGGGGCGGCGGCCATCAGACCGCCGCCCCATTATTTCAAAACCCAAATTGCTATTAGGTAGCGAGAAGGGTGATAACGTCGTTGGAGGCCGTAACCCACGTCGAACCGTTGGCGAGGGTTACGGTAGCCGAACCGCTCGACACGGTGACGGTTGGGGCGGAAGCCTGCGCCGAACCCGGATCAAGAATCGCAACGCCCGTAAGGGTGGTCGCGGTCCCGAGGGTGCAGACCGCCGACGCGCCAGAGCCCTGCGCCACGCCGTTGAGCCCTTCGCGGGGGTCGTTAATCAGCGTGATGGTCGGAGCCACGGTGTAACCCGCGCCACCGCCCGTGGTTGCGCCAGGCGGCGTAGCGCCGAGGGTAATCGACGAAACAGCGCCCGAACTCAGCGTGGCGTAGGCGGTGGCCTGAATCCCAAACGACGGGGGAGTCGCAATCAGGACAATCGGCGGGTAAACGTAGCCGGTGCCACCGTTGGTAACGGTGAAGGACGACACCGCGCCGCCCACAATGGCCTTCAGCACCGCACCGCCCGCCGAAGCGGTAAGGGTCGGGGCTCCCGACGTGTAGCCCGTCAGTGTGCCGCCCGGCGTAGCCTTGAACGGAAGGCCGGTCGGGTTCAGAACCCGGTAGTTGAAGCCATCCGAAAACACCGTGGTTCCGGTAAGGCCGGTGGCGCCTTGGGACAGGGTTGCCGCACCGTTAGCGCCGGTTGTGATTGAGAACCACGAACCCGTAATCGGGTTGTATTCCTGAAGGATCGACAGAGCGCCAAGGTTGACCAGCCAACGTCCCGAAGGAATGTTGAAGGCGTTACCCCCTTGAAGGGTGATCGAATAGGGTTGGGCGCTAAAACCAGCGGGGGTAACGCCGGGACCGCCATACTGAATAGGCATATTAGTTACTCCTTAGATGACAGCCGGGGTGGTGCCCGCGACGTTAGGCCATGCCGCACCCGTGATGCCGGTGACTTGGGCACCGGAAGAGGGCTTGGCGCAAACAAGATCGGCGGCGGAAATAAGCACACCAATTTCCGAAATCTGACCCATTGGGATTTGGGATTCAAACCCGGAGAAGGTCATGGGGGCGTATTCCGACATGTAGAGGCCGGTGTAACGCGAGTTGACCGCATACATCGTGCCGAGCGGGCAGAAGGGGTCAGGGAAGATCGGGGTGTCCAGAACCTTGATCGCCCGGAAACCGGCGTTCACGGAATCGTCCTTGTCGTAAATTGAACGCGGACGGGTGGTGAACATTTCGAGGTTCATAAAGTCGGTCATCAGGGCCGCCCAATTCGCCGGATTCATAACGGCAAAGTCAGGGGCCTCGCCACCAGCGCCGTTTTGAATACGGGTAAGGAGCGTAGCCATACCAACGCGGGTTGTCGGAACCGACCCGGCGTTTTGAATAAGCTGGCCGTTCCAGAACGAGTTACCGGAACGGGTGATGCCGCCATACGACGGAACGTAAGTGCCGTCATCGTAGGCTTGCGCCAGCGAGTCCCAGGCGTTCGCGTTGGAATAGTTGTTGCTGTAGAGGGCTTGCGCGTAAGCCTGCTTCAGAACGATGGACGCATCATTCATCACGGCCCGCAGCTTCGGAATGACAACTTCCGACGATTGGATGATGGCTTCCATGCCAAAGAAGCCAATCGGAATCATGCCCAGCTTCAGGTTGAACTGCGCGTTTTGGATGGCGGCCTGATCGGTCGGCATCGCAAAGTCGCCCGCGAACGAACCCCACGCAAACGACGTGAACGAGGCCCCTTGAACCGGGATGGTAAATTGGCTGACACCACCCTTGGCGGCTTTGGCGTTGCTGAAAAGCAGACTCAGCATCGGGTGAGACTGATAAATCTGCACATACAGCGACGGGATAAACGCCCGGCGCGTAATGGCCGCCAACTGCGCGCCAAGTGCGCCTGACGGGGTAATGCCGTTGCCCGTAACGGGGCCAACCGGGGTGGTGGGGAAAGCCATCAGTTAACTCCAGCTACAGTTAAGCCGCCATTTCCGAAAGGATCGACTCGACTTCGGTGTCGAAGAACCTTTCGGGATTGACGTGAAGGAGACGAGTGCGCTCGTCGGACGATTCGTTGCCGGAACCAAAAAGGTCCAGGGCGCGCGGGCCGTAAGACGAACGCGCGGACGCGGGCTTGGGGGCCGATTGAGCAACCCACGCCGCAGCGGCGTCCGCGTCGGTGTAGTTGCCGGTTTCCTTCATTCGGGAAACCATCTTGTCGAACCCGTCATCGGTGAGGTTGTAACGGGCACGGGCGCCATTCAGGGCCTGTTCCAAGTTGGTTTTCTGCGATTCCAGGGCGCGGGCTTCGCGCTCTTCTTCACGCTCCTTGCGAAGCGCGGCCAGTTCCTCGCGGATGGAATTGGTTTCGGAACGCAGGGGCTCCAAAACGGGGTCCATCTGATCCTCGGGAAATTCCACGTCTTCAAAGAGCGCCTTCGCCTGTTCCCGCACAAGCGGGTTGGCCTTGGGGTTCTTCATAAGCGCAAGGAACAGCTTTTCCGCGCGGATTTGGGCTTCGGTGGCTTCGGCCATGGTTACTTCTTTCCACCCTTGCTGGCCGACTCACCAACATGCTCAAGCGAACTTATCCCGTTGTGATAAGTCTGCTTCAGGATTGACGGACGCGCGCCAATTCCAAGGTGCTGAAAGTGCGTGGTGTGAATCTTGGGGTCGGTGTCGCCGTGTTGCGGGACATCGTTGATATACGCGCGGGGAATCTTTCCAGCCATGATTGTATTCCTTTAAGCAGGGAGATCGGAGGGACCGGGAGGCGGCGGAAGTCCACCCATCGGAGGAGCGCCACCCATCGGGGGTCCGCCCCCGCCCATCTGGCGCATCGCGGCCATGCGGGCGGGATCGGTTTGAGCGGAGCGGGCAAGCATCGCAAGCTGCTGAACGATGCCCGATTGATCGTCTGCGCCCTGTGCAACGTGCTTTGACAGGTCGGTAATGGATTTCATTACGGAACTGTGGATTTCCGAACCCATTTGAAGGCCGGGCAGGGCCTTTTGCAAAACTTCCAGGGCCAGCTTAACGCCGGTCATTCCTTGGGCCGCTTGACCGGCCATCGGGCCAGGAACACTTGCGGGGCCGGTTGCCATCGGGGGGGAGCCCATCGGTCCACCCATCGGGCCACCCATCGGCGGCGGACCATTTATCGGGCCACCCGGCATTGGCATTGGCGGCAAAGCCATAAATCAAAACCCTTTAAGGAGAGCCGCCGCCCTGCGCTAACAGGGCGGCGAGACGGAATTACTTCCGGCCCTTACGACCCTTGTGACGCGTGGCGCGCATGGTAGTCTCCATTGGTTTGAACAAAACCCCGGCGAGAGAGCCAACCGGTGATTAAAGAATAGAGTTTTTAATTTACCCCTGTCAACATACCCAAAAAACCATTATACTTTGGGTAATATAGGAACGGTTGCAATGCGAATCCCCAGTTCTAAGATTGAGCGTTTCGTGAGAGAAATCGCGGATGAGTGCCTTGAGTCTCAACGCCTTCGGATGCGACGTGGCGAGTTCTATAAGAATTATTATTTGACCGGATCGGAAAACGGCGACGACGCCGCTATTTACAACAAGACGTTTACATACATCGACGATTTGGAATCGCTGTTGTATTCCCCGGTGTCGCTCCGTTTTCAACTGGGCGACCCGGATTTGCCTAATGTTTTGCAGAAGGCAAAAAACCAGGCTGCGTCAATTCATCTTCGCAATCTGGCGCGAAAATCAGACATCGACTCCCTCATGTCGGCTGGCGTCACATGGTCTCTGGTCAAGGGCAAATCGTTCGTCAAAGTCCAATACAAGGGCTCCAACTTTTCGGGCGATCTGGTGCAACCCGAAGCCATGGGCGTCCTTCGGGAAAACCATCATTCGCTGGACGCGGGCATGGATGCCTTTGCCCACCGCATGTACATCACCCGTTACGAATTTAGCCGGTTGATTGCGGGGCATCCCGACGAGGACATTCTTAAAAAGCGCGCTCGCGCGTATATGAGAGCGTCAGGTGACGCCGGGGCCGAAGGCCGCCCCCACATGCAAGTTACCACCGGGGCCATGCAACCGTTCCGGGAAACCAACAACGCCATTCCAAACGCCATGAACACGGTTAATTGGCTGGCCGCTCCCGAACCCTATCTGACCCCACAAATGCAAGAAGCCCTTTTGCCGTTGGATGAGGTGTGGATTTGGGACGACAAACGAAACAACTGGGCCACTTTCCAAATCATTGGCGACAACATCCTAATTTTGGGAAAATACCAAATTATCAACGCGCTATCGTGGAACACTAATTCACAGGCCGACAACCCCCACCTTGAGGGAAAGCACCCGTTTGTGGAATTTTGCCCCAATCCGCTTGACGGGTATTTTTGGGGGAAATCAGAAATCTTCCATGTCTGGCTTCTTCAGGAAGCGATCAATGCCCGCATCAACGGGACCAATCGCCTTCTTCGCCAACAGGAAGACCCGCCGACCAAATTTATCGGGGCCACCACGCCAAACCAAAACACGCTGGCTAAGTTCCGCAAGGCCGGTGGCTATTGGGTGGACCAAAACCCCAACGCCAAAATTGAAAACATGCCGCCTCAGATTCCCGAGGCGCTTTGGGCCACGCTGCACGAATACGAGCGGATGTTTGACGAAATCGGCGGGCTTCCCCCCATCGCCAAAGGGCGGGGCGAAGCCGGTGTTCGCGGGCAGGGTCACGCCGAAACCCTGATCCGCATGTTCTCCCCCCGTTTCAAAGACCGCGCGCTTTTGATTGAGCGGGATGTTGAGGCTGTTGGGTCTCTTATGCTGGACATTGCCAAGGCGCACATTGCCGACAAGATCACCGCATGGGTTCCCCAGGATCAGGCGGGGCTTGAGAAGTCCGACCCTAACCCGCTGATTATCGCTCCCTCTCCGAACACAACCGCCGTTCGCTTTCAATATTCGGACATTCCCGAAGACGCCACGCTTACCGTTCAATCTCACTCGTCATCCCCGGCGTTCCTCGCGGAAGCGAAGTCGCTGGTGTTCGATCTGTTCAAGATTGGCGGCATGACGGCGGAAGACGTTATCGAGTCGGTGGACGCCCCCAACCCCGAGGAATTGGTTTCGGGGATCCATCGACGGGAAGCGCAAAAACAAGCGCAACTTGCCGAACTTGCCAAACAAAACCCTGACGCCGCTAAGAAGCAGCTAACGAGCGGGAAAAAGCGGTAACTAAATCCGTTCCGTTCCAACGTGGGTAAGGGCGGACTCACCCGCCTTTCTTCCCAGGGCTTGATTTGGGTTGACGGCGTTGTTTCGGAATTGACCGGCGATGGCCCGCCTTCCCAAATCCTGAAACCGTTTTTGTTGGGCGGGGTTGGCGTTTGACCCTCCAAAAAACCCGTCCGCTGCGTCTTGCATGGGCTTGGGGAGTTTGGGCGCCATGGATTCGCCCGGTCTGATGCCGTCCCGCAAATCGGTCATGTTGTAGGACTTCATTACCGTTTCCGCCGTAAAATCAACGGCTTTCACGGTGTTGTTGTTACCGATCATAGCCGGTGGTCCGTTTTCCAAAATGCCGTGAAAGTTTTTGGCTTCCCTGGCTGATTTTTCCAAACGGATGGCTTCTTTGCAAACCGGGTTGGGGCAAGGCTTGTCTCGCCGCGTCAGTTTTTCCGTTTCCCAAAAATATTCCTGTTCACACCGAAGACACCGGCACGTTACCCGGTAACGGCGAGGCGCAAGGTAGCCTTCGGTTGGAAGCGGGGCGGTCCCAACATAATCCACTTCGTCAATCATAGTTCGTCACCCCAGCCCCGCACGGGCATCCATCCAAGCGGCTCAAACTCAATCTTTATGCCGCCGGTGTTTCGCTTGACCCAAAAACCCACGGGCTCCCAAAGTCGCTTTTGCGCGTCAAACCGCCGGGTGTTCTTCCACGTCGCCTGTTCACGCGTGTTGTCATGGTCGTAAAGCCACACCGCTTTTCCGTCCTGTGGCGCGTCGTCCATGGGAAGCATTTCCACGGTTGGCCTTCTTCCACGGCGCTTTGGTTCAACGGTTGATTCGTCGGTCATAGAAGGCCCCTATCCACAAGGTATTTTGGACGCTCATCAATTTCGATCACTTCTTCCGCCCGGCGGAAAAAGTTAAACACGATCCCCTGTATGCGGGTTACGTCCGGCGTTTGATTGCCTTGTTCGCGTTCGGTTACGGATTGATACGTCAGTCCTTGAGACATCAAGGGGCCTCGTTTCCAATCAATCCAGGCTTGAACCGCATAGGCCAGGGCAAACACGCGGTCGTCCTTGCAATCTTCCGAGCGGGATTCCGGGGCGCCGATGCTTCCGTTTTGAACGCGAACGGCCAGCATTTCTTTAAGCAGGGCGACGGATCGGATGAGAAGGTTGTTGGTCACAAACTCCCCGCGAAGCCCGTGCATCATCACTTGCTGCTGCTTCCACGACGCTTCGGTGTTGTACGCATATCCCGAACCCATCGTGTCGGGCCGGTGATAAAGATACCACCTAGCGTTGTCCAAGGCGGCTTCCCAATCGCTGTGAGGGCGGCGGTCCACCAGATATTCCGACTGTAAGAGAGCGCGGACATTATCCCACTCAGGCATGATGACTCGTCCAGGCCCGTTGAGTTCAATGTTGACGATGCAGTCCTTGTACGCGCCCGCCAGATGGGCAAGCACCCACGCGCAATGCTTAACTTCCACATCCGCCGTGGCATATTCCGCGACCTGAACCACCTTGTCGGCATAACACCTCATCACTTGAATTGCGTGTTTGTCCTTATGGTCTGTTCGGCCCCAAGCGGGGTCAACACCGATCACATATTCCGCGCCATCCACGGGTTCCTCCCACACCTTCAATTCAATCAGGTGGGATTCGTCGGACGATTGGATAGCGTGAAGTTTGATGTCGAAAAAACTTGAACCCAGGTCGTAACGATACGCCATGTATCCGAAGTCGTCTTCGTGATCGGCAATGTTTTTCAGGTGGTTCCCAATCATGCGCGATTGAAAGAACGAGTGGCCCGTTTCCACAAACGCCATGTCGGCTGTCCATGGTTGGTTTTGGGCCAGCATGTCGGAGTTGGAGGACGGGTTGGCGTCTTTCCATCTGATCCATGCCAGTTGCTCCGGGGTGACGGTCCAATCGTAAAGGGTCTTGACCGCTTTAACGAGGTCGCGTTCTTCGCCCGAAGATGGATACCCCCCGTATATGGAAAACCGGGGGTCTTTCTTTTCAATCCGGTTGGTGTCTCCCGCCCACCATCCGATGAACGTGGATCGCTTGGTCAGGCCATCCTGAAGTCCGTCCATGTATCGTTGACGCCATGGGCCGGTGGTTCCCTTCGCGGTCGATTCGTAAATGAACAAGCGCGCCGGGTGTTGTTGGGCAAACGCTTCTTCCAGGGATTCCAAACCGTCTTCGTCGCCGTAGGACGCCACTTCGGTCAAATGGCAATAGGTGTAGCCTTCGCCCTCGGCCCAAGCGGTTGAGGATTTGGCCTTGGTTCCCGCAACCTTGAGGTCAAACTTGGCCCCGTTGGAAAACTCCACGACCTGACGGTTGTTTTTGACGATGTAAAAATCATCCCCGAAATATCCTTCGGGAAACGAGTTCAGATATTGAGACAGACCCGCCCTGTTTTTTTCCCGGTTGTTTTCGTTTTCCGTCACGATGGCCCCGCGCAATCCGGGGTTCAAAGCCGCCCAATAAAGGTCGATGGCAAGGGTGACGGTGGTAATGCCAAGTTGGCGGGATTTCAAAATGTAAAAGGTTCGGATGTCGTCATCCAGGCCCCTGCCGATAAACTCCAACGCGCGGCGTTGCGATGCCCACAATTGAAGCGGAGCGCCACGGCCATCCTCATTCACCATTTCCTTTGAGGTGATACGGATGTCTTTCACGAAGTCGTAGAACGCTTTGACGTAGCTTGAGGGTCTTGCCATTACGCCGTTCTCGTTGCGCCCATTTCACAAGGCTTATGCCCATTTTCCGGTAAGCCAAAACAATCAGGCCAACCGACGAGTCCCGGTTCACCCCAGGTCCAGCCCGCGCTTGCGACGCCATTCGGCCACCACATCCAATTCGTTATCGTCAATCGGAATCGGGATAATAGTGTTGTCCGTTACCATTTCCGTTTCGGTTTCGGTTTCGGTTTTGGTT